GGATTGACTCGAAAGCTAACTACATTTAAAGCCTGTTCAGGATCGCTTTGAAATAAGGCAGAAAGGGGCACTATGCCTTGTTGTGTAAGTACCCAAACGTCATTGTTAACACGAATAAAAGCTCTATATCCTAATGGTTTACCAATAAGATATCTGGCTACTAAAGCCCAATTTGTATCAGAAGGAGAACTTCCAGCATAAAATACTATCTCCCCTTCGCTGCTTATTGCCCAAAATAAATCAGTACTAGATTGAGCTGTTTGGTTTGTATAACTGCCAGCAAAAAGGAGATTGCCTCCTCGTTTCATTACATATTGCAAGTCAAAGCTAATGAGTTGAGAAGCTCCTACCGCTTGAGTATTGCCGTACCAAAAAGTCATGCTATTTTCTTGTACAAAGTATAACCGCTCTTTGTAGCTTGATACGTTAATTAGATTAGCAAGGGTAACACCGCTACCGCCTGGAAAGGTAAAGGTAGAATCGGCCACTGTAGTACCATCGTACACTTGCATGGTATCTACGCCATTCACCATATACAAACGTGAGCCAAATTGCTCAGTTTGCATATCAGCAGCATTAGCAGTAATGGCTGTAGCACCTGTTATATTAGTCGCAACACCTGCAACGGTTTTGTAAATTCGAGGTGTGGCACCATTAGAAACAGAAATAAGTTCAGTAGTGCCATCTGCCTTATTATACGGAGTAAGCGTTTTTACGCCTGTATTAGAAGCAGACAGATTCACATACTCCGTGTATCCCTTTCGAGTAATAGGAGCAGTAGGACCAGGGAACACGTTGACAAGCTCTAGCGCAAAGCTAGGGTCCATATTGTCTATGGGGCTTACTAAATCCAGACCACCGTATGGTGGGGACATTGTAAATCCTTCGTGTGCCATCTAGTCATACCTACTTATTATAGGGAAACATTCCATTCATGCCTGGAAAGGTTGGCATGACGGCTGGACGTATCATTTGATTATTAGAATTTTGCTGTAATCCTTGAGGATTGGTACCAAGCCAATTACCTAACCCTTGAGCCACTCCTTGACCCATTCCCGTAGGCATCCCATAAGGTAAAGTTTGCATTGGCATTTGTGGCTGTTGTGGTTGCTGTGGCATTTGTTGACCTTGCGGATTAACAAGTTGTCCTTGTTGATTGCGATATACACCAGGAGATACCCTTTCAAGATTTCCTTGACCTGGAGCATTTTCAAGTCGATTCATTTGAAAAGGAGAAAGTTCTTGCCCTGAACGCTGCATAGCTCTTAAATCACCAAGAGTGTTTTTATATTCTGGTGCATTTTGTAATCTGTCTAGTTGCATTTGATTCAACTGCTGACCAGACCTTTGCATAGTTTGCAAATCGGCAATAGTATTTCTATATCGTTGTCCAGTCTGAGGATTTATATTTGGACCCGCTCTCATTGGTCCTCCAGTTGAAGGTGATGTTCCTGCCATTCCGTTTGCCATAATTGCTCCTATACTATTCCTTGATCTTTACCTGATTGCTTCCACTGATTATAACGATTTTGCATTTCAGGATCATTCTTTAACTGTTCGTAGGTTTGACGAACTAAATCTTGATCCTTAATTTTTAACTCGCCTTTATCTTGAAAAATCTGACCAGATTTGATTGCAGCAGCACTAGCTGCATATCTTTCAAACTCTGACATTTTATCAAAATAATCTGGACCAAATGTTTTCATAACTCCACCTGTTCCCCACATTGCTGTAGGGATTTTTAGTGGATTAATATTTGGATCTTCAGACTTTGTTAATTGCTTCCATTCTTCTTGTTGAGCTTTACTAGTTTTTACTTGTCGTATTTGTCCCTGTTCATCTACCCTGCCAAAAGCAGCAAGTTGTTCAGGTTTAAATCCCATGTCTAACAACTCACCAGTCATTTTTTTATTTTCAAACTTTGCTCTTCCACCTTTAAATGCGCTACCAAAAGCAGCACCCAAAAATCCAGGGCCTATATAGCTTAGCGGATCTTTTGCTGCTGATTTCATAGCTTCCGATAATGTACGTCCTCGCCCATGTTTTTCCATGCTCCGATTACCCAAATAACCAGCTGCAATGGCTGCCGCTACTGGAAGAGCTACCGCCCCTAATGTTCCCATAGTTCCGCTTGCAGTAGTGGCAGCTGCTCCTGTTCCTGCCGTAGCTGCACCTGTGGCGGCAGCGCCCGTTGCTGCGGCAGTTCCAGCTGCTGCTCCTGTGGTGGCTGCTGCTGTAGCTGCTGGAGCAAATAAACCTGTGCCAGTAGCGTATTGCACACCTAACGCACCTGCTAATTGTCCACCTAATTGACCAAAAGATTGTTTTTGTTGTTCGGCAGCTAAATCTTTTTGTTCTTGTTGTTTTAATCCTGCTAATCCCGAATCTTGAATGGCTTGTACTGGAGATGTGCCACCACGAACCATGGCCATATAACGATTATACGCTTCTAAATAATTTGTATATGCCTCAGCCATTATATAAACGTCCCGAAAGTAGCTATGCCGTCTCTAGCAAACACCAGATTCCTCTGTAAGCCACCTGTGTACAGAATTTTACCAGGATTCTGTCTGCTAAAATCTTCGTTAAGCTGCGTTTGATATCTGCCAGGAACAACGGTCAATCCGTGTATTTCAGCAAATCGCTCAAGTACGCCAAGCTCTAATGTTTTTTCGTTGAATATAGAAACGTCAGTATCAGCTAAAAACTCATTGTAGATACCGCTGTAGTAGGTCCAAGTAACGCTACCATCACTAACACTACCGCTAGTATGAGTAGGAGCAGTAGCACCAGTAGTGCCTCCAGCAGTAGTTTGATAATAATTTCCATTATAGAATGTATAAGAGTTAGCACTGTACAGCGTGTTTGTAGTCCATGTTCTAGGACGTACAGAACGCTCTGCAATATACTCGAATATTATAATATCGCCAGAGGCAGTAGGCGTAGGGCTAATTAATAATTGATCGTTGCTTATGCCCCGTATTTGAAATCTTTGGTATACAGTTGTGTTTAGTCCGTAACCCTTAATCTCAGCATATTCTTGCGGAGTCATCGGACCAAGGATTCTCCATCTGGTCGATTGGTTCCAAAACGTATTGTACTGATAATAGCTAAAAGCAGCAGGAAGCTGGTACTGCGCTTGCCCGTTTACTAGGGTGACACTCCCTGCTGCATACATGACAGGCCAAGGGTACTGATCGGACATTTCCCGATTAACCCTTTGCACCATTGTGCGTAGTTGCTTAGTAGTAGTTTCAGTTGAGGCAATTACGTTACTCTCTACTGTATAACCAGCTTCATCGGCAACATTGGCAACAACGGTAGCTAATGTCATGCGTCTCCTTTACGAGTTCTTTGTGGCTTGTCAACTTCCTCCGCTAAGGCAACCTTTGCTCGCTCAAATCGGTTTCCCTCATTAGCTTCAATTCGTTGCATTAATAGTTCAATCTGATTCTCAAGCCTATCGCCTCTGTTCTTCTCACGCTCAAGTGCTTCTTTCAAAGCAACAACCTGAGATTGACCAGAATTTGCAGCAGATAGCCATTCTTGAGCTTCTTTTACAAACCTAACTAATGGCCCCATTCTGCGCTTAACTTCATCGTTAGCTTCAGCCAACTGCTCTACTGTGCGAAAACCAAGATAAGCTAATTCATGTATTGCACTAGCTGTTACCCGTGTCCAGTCTTTTAGTGGCATACCAGATTGAACAGGACCGATTCCAGCAGTAAAAGCAGCCCAAAGTTGTGGATGCTCTACCTTATCTTTTTCTTCTAGTGCTCTAACTGTTTCGTCACCACCTGGCCATTGTATTGAGATAGAAGGAATCTCGTCGTAAATGTCACGTCCAGCTTGCTGGCTCTTCGCCTCATTCTTTCGTACAACATTCAGGAATTTTACATTAGCTCCTGACCAACGGCTCTTTTGTTGTCCGTTGCCATTCATAATGCTATTCCAATCAACTTGTGGCATATTATCTCCTATAGATAAGCCTTTAACAGCTTAACTATAAACTATCCTTCCACTACTGTCACAGTGTTAATAGTTGCACCGCTCGTCTGATACGCAGTTATTGCACCTTGCGGTACAAACATG